AAGAAAAGCTTTTGGTGCCCATCCTGCAAGGCCCACCTCGACGAGCCCGCCTTGGATGACGGGCGCTGTCACATATGTAAATCCATGGTCCAGGTGACCTTGGAAAAGATGTCAAAATCAAAAGGGAACGTTGTTGCTCCAGATGCATTGATAGACCGGTATGGTGTAGACACACAGCGTCTCTACACTCTGTTCATCGGCCCACCTGAAAAGGACGCGGAGTGGAACGACTCGGCCGTTCTCGGAGCTCACCGCTTTCTGAACAAGCTCTGGGAGACAGTGCACATCCATCTCGACTGGATGCTGAATGCCGGAGAGCCGGAGGGAGATCCGGAGGACCTGCCCCGGCCCGCGCGTGACCTCTACCGTAAGACCCACCGTACGATCCGCAAGGTCACCGAGGATATGGAGGGAGATTTTCATTTCAATACAGCCATCAGCGCCGTGATGGAGCTTGTAAACCTCATCCGCGCCAGCGGCGCTGCGCCGCCCGCCACTGCCGAGGAGCGCAGGATTCTAAAGGAAGCGATTGAGACGTCAGTGGTCCTCTTGAGCCCCTTTGTTCCGCACCTGTGCGAGGAGCTCTGGCGCACCCTGGGCCATGATGGATCTATCTTCCGGGAGCCGTGGCCCGGCTATGACGAGGCGGCAACCTTGGCCGAGGAGATCGAGATCCCGATACAGGTAAACGGAAGACTACGCAGCAGGATCGTGGTCAGTGCGGAAGCCACCGACGATGAGATCCGCTCCATGGCGCTGGGCGATGATAAAGTAAGGAGATATACAGAGGGGAAGGAAGTAAAGCGGGTAATCCTGGTCCCAAAACGACTTGTTAATGTAGTGATCGATTAATGCAATTCTTTACAGATAACCTTGGGGCGGGATTCATCTGTCCCCAGAGTCGAGGTTGTGCATCTGGTGGAGAAATTCAAGCACCTCTTCTGTATGACCGTCCACAGATACGGTTCGCCAAATCTTGCGTATCTTTCCATTTTTATCGATGATGAAAGTCGATCGTTCGATCCCCCAGAACTCGCGGCCGAATAATTTCTTCTTTTTATAAACACCGAAAAGCTTACATATATGAGCGTCCTCGTCACTGAGGAGCCGAAAATTGAGGGATAGTTTTTTATGGAATTTTTCGTGGGAGTGGAGGGAGTCCATGCTGACTGTCATTTTTCAAATTAAAAAAGAAATGCGGAAAGTTGAGAAAACTTGCGGAAACTATAGAAAATCACAAGTGAATCACCCGTTTTTCTCGCGTGAAAATTGGTCGCATTTAATTCTTGAAAATGAGTGATTTTTCAAATTAAATGAGAACTCTGAAAACGTGACATGACTGAAATCATTAAACAATCGCCGATTACGTGACCTTTGGCAAAGGTCATTCGCAAAGGTCATTTTTCGCGCAAAGGTCAAATTGTAAAAAGCAATAAAAATAAATAGATAGAATGCTTTCGGGGTTGCGAGTCGCGTTTTGCAAAGGTCATGGTTTACATTTCTGATTATGGGTTTTTAAAACAGAGTACACAAAATAATAACAAAAAAGTGCCATCATTGCGGCGGTTATATTAAAACAATGGTTGACTAAAAGTTTAACGCAAATAGGCCGGATCGACGATTATTTTTTTTGCGCAACAAAGGACGGCCACCCTATAAAATCGTCGACCGATGGGGATTTGAGAATCCTGGTAATTGATACTGCGGTGCGGATGCCCTGGAACATCACGATCGCAAGTATATTCGAAATCCACAATACAAGCCTCTGTGAAATCGGGGTCCTTTTTTTTATCAGATGATTGATGGCGAAAAACATTTCATTTTCGATGCGATCGAATTCTGGAACCCGATTTCTGGCGGCGCTGGTTTTCTTCTTTAAGTCGGCAACTTTTCTTTTTAAATTCGGGTTTTTATCGAGCTCGATTCGATAGTCAACGAACATTTTTACAATGTCTTTCAGGTGTAGGCGCTGGTCGAGATCGAGCAACATGTTTGCAGTGGCATAGGTACTTTTCCAGACAGTATCGTCTTCAGACATCCGTTCGTCGATAACCAAGCCTATAAGTCTGTCGCGTGCTGCGAAAAGAGGAAATCTTGAGGTCTCGCGTTTTGCTGCATTGATCTCGCGGCATATCGAATAATAATAGATCGCCAGAAACGACAAGGAGATAAAAGTAGCAAATAAAGTGAGTCCGCTTATCCAATCCAAATTCATTTTAAGCTCCTGGATGGGATGCTGGATAGACGACGCTTAAGGAATTTTTCTTCCAAGATTCTTTTTGACTCGGCCATGCGATTCACTTCCTGGCGATAGCATTCCTTCTCGTTGAGAACATCGGCGATCCTTCCGTAATTGACGGCAAAGCCAAGCGCAACGCCTGCAGCAAAAGCAGTGAGTAGTGCTGCGACGAAATGACCAGGATCACCGAAAGGATCAGCATACAGACATATAAATAATACTGCGCCAGCGGCGATTATGCAACCAGCAGAAAATCCTGTGGCGCGAACCTTCCAATTCGATATCTCTCCGGACAATCGTAACATTCTCGGATCCTTCTAGTTGTACATAAAACATGGAACCGGGATCGGAGGGCGACTGGGAAATGTTTCAGGCTGTTTTTTTATCGAGATCAGCTTCAGGGATACCTGCGTCTTGAGCGGCCTTCTCCCTCTGTTTTTTTTCGGCCCAGTCTTTGTATTCGGGGAAGTGGCGTTCGAACTCTATTTCGAACCAGCCCCGCCTCTTCTCGTCTGACTCCCTCCAAAGACTCTTTATATAAGAAGTGATCATTATAAGGGGGATTTCATCCTTCCGGACGACCTGGCCGAGCTCGCCGAGCTCATCCCTCTCCATCGGCCCCTCGCCGGCGCGGAGCCAGTCTTTATTGACATTAAAGACAAGAGAAACAAGCAAGAGTATGCTCTCGCTGGGCAATTTCTTTCCATGTTCAATTTCTGACAGATAGCCGCTGGAAATAGCTAATTTTTCAGCGAATTCCTTTCCCTTTAGGCCAATAGTGTCTCTAAAATATCGGATTCTCTTTCCAATATCTTTAGATTCTGCTAATATTACTCTTGACATAATTAGCCTAGCGAATTATAAAGGGCTCAACTTATTGAAAAACGCGCCATCAATGAACGGGCACAGGTTTCAAAAGAGAGCGTTTAATGGGCTCCTCAAAATTCTTTAAGAAAGCAATCCACTCGCTCTGATCGGAAAAGACGAGATCAATATGCCAAGCACAGGTATCAATTTCGCAAGTGTTCATCGGCCCTGGGAGGCCGTTCACAACAATCGTGCAACGTCGAAAAGTACATCCGGTGTAAGCGTTCCCGGCCAAGTAAACTACGCGATCTTCGAAAACAATATCTTTATGGTGCAGGAACATGGGCATTGGGAACCTCCTTCATCCGGGGCCAAAGACCTTCAACAAGTTGAGTAAAGAGTCAAAAAAAAGAGAGCGAAATGACGGCCAATCAGAGAAACGGTCTCCTTCGATCTGAAGGAATAACGCAAGTCGAAATCGCCCGCAGAGCTGAAAAGAGGGCCAAGCGGAGCGTCTCCAATTCTCTGGTTTGTCATGTGCTCGCCGATCGTTACGACACCTCAGCCACTGCGCAAATCATCAAGGAAGAGGTCGCCAGCGCGGTGAATCGTCCGGTCGAAGAGCTCTGGCCCCAAATGGCCGAAGGCTAGGCATTTAATGAATTCAAGACTGAGTACACAACAAGACAACACACGGCCAGAAGCAATGAAACAACCATCAAAGTTTTCGACAATAAGAAGATTTTTGAGGGGTTTGCCACGACGATTGTATTCACTGTTGGCTCCCCATGAGTTTGAATGTTGTGCCGTAGCTCTTCCTGAAAATTTTCAGCCAACTTCTTTGCTCGACTTACCTGAAGATATGTTGCGCCGGCTCCAGATATTATCCCTACCCCCAGAAAAACCCATGTGCCGGCTAGAAAATACTTCCCGATGCCGCTTGGAACTGTTGGACCTAAACCAGCTAATAGAGCAAATCCACCAGCGGCGAGAGTCAGCAATTGACGATACCACACAGACTGAACCTCTGCATGTTCTTTGTTTAAAGAAACGAGTTGCTGAAAACTCATGATTTTTTTTGGCCTAACGTATCATGCGGTAGATCGCCCGGTCGAGGAGCTGTGGCCGCAAACGAAAAAAGCGACCTGATTAAATTATAGTCGATTCCCGAGGAGTGGTGCAATGGCTAAGTCGAAAAAAGATTCGACGGCGAACCGTCTACAGATGGACCTCTTTTCGGCAGAGAACGAGCCGGAGTCGATGAGCATCGACGGCCGTCTCCGGGAGGAGATCTCAAGGGCGATTCGCCGTTGCGGGCTGAGCCGGTATCAGATCGTCGCAGAGATGAGCGAGCTCCTGGGCTCGGACGTGACGAAGGCGTCGCTGGATTCGATGACGGCCGAGTCGAAGCCCGACCACCGGTTTCCTCTTCTGTGGCTGGCCCCGCTGTGCAAGGTGACGTGCTCTGCGGCGCCGCTCGAGCTGGTGGCGGAGGTGCTTGGCCTCGAGGTGGTCGGTCCGGAGGACGCGGCTGAGTTGGAGCTCGTGAGACTCGAGAGAAAGAAGCGTGAGATCGAGGCGCGGATGGACGGGCTTCGGCGGTCTCTACAGCGCAGGTAAAGGAGGATCTTGATGACTCCCTTTGCTTTCGGCGAATTCAAGGACGGCACGTGGAGGACGTGGGTGAATCCGGAGCTCGAGCGGGAGGCGCGGGACGAGGAAGCGGCGGGCGAGGACGAGAGGGGGGAGGACTGAGGCCCATGTACGTCGTGTCGATCATGTCATCCGGATGCTATGCAAAGCGGTTCAGAGATCTGGACGACGCACAGGAGCATATAGAGTCCGCAGTTTCGAATGGTGAATGCATAGTGATCGCATCAGATCTCGAGGATCTGGACGAAATGGGAATAGATCCTGACGACGTGACCGTTGTCGACAAGGATTCGGAGTCCTGAATTGTCGTCGTTCCTGATCACATTCAAGGAGGCGGCCGAGCTTGCCATGATTTCGGAGAGCACGGTTAAGAGGTGGGTGAGAAATGGGCGCGTTCCGGTCCACCGGAACGGAATCCGAGCCGGCAACAACCGGCCGCTTCCCATGGTCCCCCTCGAGGCCCTGCCGAAAGATATACAGGCCCGCTACTCTCCGGCCAGCTCACCCATCTCCTCCCCACCCCCGCCTGAACCCTCCCCGATCGAAGAAGTCAACCTCGCCGAGATCCCGGCCGAGCGCCTCGATGAGGCGAATGAGCGGGTACGGATCGTGAAGCTGGCGATCGGCAAGGGGAAGAAGGATTGCAAGCTCATCGCGGCCGCGCACGGAGTCTCGTGGCAGACCATTTACCGCTGGCGTAAGGACTACCAGGAGGGAGGGATACGGGCGCTGATCCGGAGGCCTCGGAGTGATAAGGGGGGCGTGCGGTTTGTGGAGAAGGCGGTCCAGGATGTGATCGCCGCGAAGTACCTGAGCCCTCAGCGCCTGGCAGCCGCCCAGGTTCACCAGGACGTGGAGCGGCTGTGCGCTGTTTCGGGCCGGGCGGTTCCCTCGTACTCGACGACGAAGCGGATAATCGACGGGATTCCGGAGCCGGCCATTACCATGCACCGGCACGGGATGAAGCGGTACCGGGACATCTACGAGCCGACGCAGCGCCGGGAAAAGCTCGAGCTGCCGGCCATGTCGTACTGCGGCGATCATCACAAACTGGATATCTGGGTGACGGCACCGGAGAGGAAAAAGCCGGTGCGGCCGTGGCTCACGGCCTGGCAGGACCTGTGCACGGGGGAGATCGTCGGGTTTCACATCTCTTTGCAGGGCAATTCACGCACGATTGCGCTAGCTGCCCGGCACGCGATCCTGCCGAAGAAGTTTCCGAGCTGGCACGAGAAGGCTGGCAATATCGACGAACGTTTTCCGGCCTGCGGGATCCCGGACGAGTTCTATGTGGACAATGGGAAGGACTATCTCTCGCTCGATATTGAGGCGGTGAGCGAGGATCTGGGCATCAATATCAGCAACTGCGAGCGGTACCACGGGCAGAGCAAGCCGATCGAGCGCTGGTTCGGCACGCTGGAGCCTGGCTGCATCCGGAGGCTTCCGGGCTGGTGTGGATCGAGTCCGAGCGAGCGGCCCGAGAACATTGACGTGAAGCTCTCGATCGATGAGCTCAAGCAAGTGATTTACGAGTGGATCGTTACCGAATACCACGTGAAGGCCCAGGAGGACCTCGGCAATCGCTCGCCCGTGGAGGTGAGGGCGGAAAAGATCGCCGATGGATGGAAGCCGAGGGTGCCGAGGGAGGAGGCGCTCGATCTGCTGCTCACGAAGAAGCACAAGCCGCTCAAGGTCCGGCGTGAAGGGGTGTACTTCCTCAATCACCTCTACTGGCACAAGAAGCTCGACGACATCATCCAGGAGAAGGTCGAGGTCCGATACGACCCGGACGAGCTCGGCCGGCTCCATATCTTTTATAAGGGGCTCTATCACTGCACGGCCGAGAACAAGAAGCTTGAGGGCTTCAAGACGGGCAATGTGAAGGAGCTCATGAAGCGGCGCAAGCGGGCCCGGCAGGCGGCCAGGGATTACCTGGAGAGCCGGCAGGAGGTGCTTGCGCAGGTTGAGCCGCTTGAGGCGCTGGCGGCCGAGCAGAGGCGCGAGGCGGTGGAGGAGGAGGTCCGGGGGCTGATGGCTGCGGCCGGGGGCGGTGGGGCGGTTACGGTGATGTTGCCGAAGTATGACCGGGCTACGCTGCCGGAGGCGTCTGAAAAGCGGCCGACGAGCAGTTTGGCGCGTACGGCGGCAAGGCCGATCGCCCCGGTCGCTCCGGAGGGCGGCATGGAGCTTCCGGCAAGGGGGCGCCGGCTTTTCGCGGACGAGCTCGAGCGGGAGTACTTCGAGGAGCACGGGTGTTTTCCGGATGAGGAAGAATAGAAACAAATGAAGATCGGAATGAAAACGCTGCTGTTCGGCGTACATCAATTTATTCTCCACCCGCTATTTGTGCTCATGGCCTGGCTAATAATCTATCGCCAGTGGCCCAGGCTGCATGAGCTGGCGGCGATAATAACGCACGACTGGGGCTATTGGGGGTGCGGTGATCTTGATGGGGACGAAGGAGAGAATCATCCGATAACCATGGCCTCGTGGTGGAGTAACCGATATGGCAGGTTCGGCATTGAAGTGGCCGACCTGATTGCCGGCCATAGTAGATTTTGTGTCAAGAAGCGCGGATTTTCCATTTCCAGGCTATTCCATGCAGACAAGCTGAGCATTGGACTCATGCCAGCCTGGCTTTACTGGCTGCTCGGGACATTGAGCGGTGAGCTCAAGGAATACATGCAGCTCCTCGATGCGAAATACTCGGAAACCGTAATTCAGAGAAGACCTACATTTTTACAGTGGTTCCTGGAGGTACGATCTCACTGCACGCTGATGGGGCTGTTCAATGAGGAGGAATGGAAGGAACGTGTCGCAGGCATAAAGAATGAAAACGAATCAACAATTGTATTTGCATCATGCGAAGTAACGCAGAACTCAGAATATGGCGTGGAGTGCAGACGAGAGGATCGTCGAGATGAACTGCACAGCATATGAGGACTGGCTGCGTTTTAAATGTCTCTCGGATTGCGAAGATCCGGAGTCAATCGATGCATTTCTCGAGGAGATAGATACGTGCCACCCGGACCAGGATTTGCTCGGGGGGCGTGCATGAAAGCCCTGAAACAGGGGGAGTGCAATGGGTGCCGACGAAATGGTCGAGGTCGATTTTGACGGCCTGATAAGAGAGACGGAGATGGCCTGGCTCTTTCGCATTGACCGGCAGGCGATATGGTTCCCGAAGAGCCGGTGTGAGGTCGATGAAGACGAGAAAGTGGTCTATGTGCCCGAGTGGCTGGCGATCGAAGAGGGTTTGGTTTGATGAAAGATTGTCATAGTTGCCAGTACAAGAGGCGAGTGAGCAGCAAGCTCAAGGGCGTTCGGATACCTGATGGACAGGGCAAATTCATCCGTCCGGAGGGACACTGTGATCCGGACATCGTGCCGGGAAAGATCGGCGAAGGGCCCATAGTAAGACACTTAAGCGGGGTAGCGAAGTAGAGCAGGGGTAGCTTTCTTGGCTCATAACCAAGAGGTCGTTGGTTCGAATCCAACCTCCGCTTCCAAACCAAGGCGGGAGATGCCCGCAAGGATGGGCTCGCAGGGAAGATCGATCGATTTTCCCTGCGAGAGCCCAAGGTCCCGATTATATGATCACAGCAGATCAGTGGGCGGACCATGCGTCGAGCGCCGGAGCTGACGAGAAGACGGCGCAGGCAGTGAGTGACGCCAAGGCCTCCAGGAGGCTCTGGTGCCGGGTGGTTCAGGAGGCAATTGAAGATTTCTTATCTGTGCATACAGACAACCGGATCCGGGAGAAAGGCCGCACGTGGCTGTTTGATCAGGCTGAAGATGATGATTTCCGGGAGGTGTGCAAGATGGCCGGGCTCGCCCCAGACCAAATCAGAGAAGGGGTTCGGCGACTCGCCCAGGAGAAGGAGCTTTCCTGTGACCTTCCGAATATTGCGAAGCCGAAATGTCACAACGAGACAGTCTCCGATGAACTGAAAATAGATCCAGAAGAACATCGACAGGGGGGTGATGCAATGAGTAAATCGGGAGAAGTAAAGGATCTGGAAAAGGAAAAGGTAAAGGAATGTTTCGAGCATGGATACAGCCTCCGGGAGACTTCGCGCATTGTCGGCGTTGCCGTAGGGACAGCAAAACAATACCTGGGCGAGCTGGAAGCCGCCAGGAGGGAGCCGTTCAAATGCACATGCGGCCTGGTGCTTACACATAACGGCCGGTGCGCAGCGAGAAGGGCACGCTATGACAAGGCGAAACCTGCCGTCAAGAAGGACAGATCGAGAAAAGAGCCGGTAGCGACTGGTGACGAGATCATCAATTTACTGGACGAGGAAATCGGAAAAATCGAGCAGGAGCTGGCCAATCTGAGAAGGGCCAGAGAGATCATATTTGGCCGGCAGTGACGGGCATTGACCGGTATTGGCCGGCTTTGACCGATTCTAACCCGAAACAGGAGGTGTGCAAATGGAATCGATGGTTAGACAGAAACTCAAGAAATATCTGGAAGAGAACCAAGTCCCGATCGCGGACCTGGCGCCGATGCTCGGCTATTCCAGGACCGCACTCAGCAAGTACCTGAGTGGCGATTACAACAATCCAGAGAGGATCGAGCGGGCGATCGACCTCTGGTTCAAGCGGGAGGCCGGGGCAGCAAAGAATGGCTTGAAGATCGGCTTCCGTGAGATCCACGCTGCGCGCGGCATCTTCACGGCAGCGAATGAGGCCAGAGGCGAGATGGATATTGCCGTGATCGTAGGAACTGCCGGCGTAGGGAAGACCTTTGCTCTCGAACATTATATTCGGGTCTGCAGGCTCCACGGAGGCACTCCGGTTGCGCTGATCACGGCCAACGTGCTCACCACGGCCCGCGGGATTGTGAACAAGATCGCCAGGGCGATCGACGCCCAGGTGACCGGCACCGGATCCGATCGGATGGATCAGATCGTTGCCCGACTGAAGAAGAAGCCCTTCTTCCTGATTATAGATGAGGCCAATCATCTCAACGTGAGGGGGATCGAGGTTCTCCGGTACATCCACGACCAGGCCGGCGTGGGCCTTCTGCTTTGCGGCACGAAGGAGCTGCTCACAACGATGACGGACGGGGGCCGGCGCTCTCAGGACCTGGCGCAGCTTTATTCTCGCGTGGGCCTGTGCCGGATACTTCCGGGGCTTTCGAAGAAGGAGCTTCGGGAGATAGTCCAGGCGGCCCTGGGGAACGTGGACGAGCTCACGCTGGAGGCGATCGCCACGGCCTGCGGATTCCCGACTACGAGCTTCCGGCGCGTGGTGAAGCTGATTCCCCGGATCCAGGCGGTATGCGAGGCCAACGCCACGGATGCCAACGTCGAGACGGTGAAGCTGGCAATGGGGCAGATGATCGCTTAGGGAGGGTGTGATGGACCTCAAGGGAGAATTCGACCGGCTTATCGAGGAATACGGCAGGGAGGCCGTTATCACAGGGGCGGCCAACCTCTTGCTCGGATGGGCGGTGGAGGACGTGAGGATTATCCAGCGGCGGATCGATCGCCAGGAACAGGACCTGAAACGACTGCAGGGGCTGGGACGTAAGCTCTGCGATATCCGAGACGGTCATGTCGAGCCGGCTCACGCGGTGTCCTAAATGCGGGGCGACATACGACTATGCGGAGATGACCCGGGATTGCGACGTAAGGGCGCTTCTGGAGGCATCCCACCGTCTCGGGGCCGCCTCCAGGCTGGTATTCGAATACGCGGATCTCTTCGAGGTCAGCAGGCCGCTCTCGTACAAGAAGCGATTGAGGCTGGTGGGGGAAGTTGAAGAGCTCCTGAAGTTCGGCACCTTCTCCGTGGGTCAGAAGAGGCACAGGATTTCTCGATCGGGGATCCTGGTTGGGCTCAAGGAGGTCTGCAACCGGGATGTCCGGGAGCTTAAGAATCACAATTATCTGTACAAGGTACTCAAGAGCGTGGCCGAAGCAGAGGGGAAGGAAGCTCTGATCAAAGCGGACAAGGCACATCGGCAAAAGGAGGAGAGGTTGAAGCGGGGCGTTCGGGCCGATGATGAAGAACAACGCTGGAAGGATGGGGCTGAGCAGGCCCGCAAGATCCGGGAGAGTTTGGAGTAGGAAGAATTCGGGATGACGGAAAAAGAATTGGTATACATGGTGATTCTTAGTGTGTGCGGCCTTATTTTAGGTCTGGGCATTGGCGTCTTTTTCTCCTTTTTTCCGTTCATCATTAATGACGGCAAACATCTTTTCTATATCATTCGAGATCGCTTTGATGCCAAGTTCCGTCTCGCACGCCTTGGAGAGCGCCAAGCTATTAGTTACAACGATACTGCTTTTAACTTCTGGTTTCTTTTCCAAAATTATATCTTTCGACAGGTCCTTAATTGCAATGGCCTTAACAGGAATAGAAATGAGAAATGCGTTCTTCTGGATGAACTTGTCGACAGGTACATAGTGCGTTTCAAAAGTATTCACTATGAATGTGTCGTCTCTAATGTTATACGCGAGCTTAAAGACAAATTCCACATAAAGCCCGACAAGCTCACGGTAGACTTCAAGTTTCGCCTTAAAAACTTCTGCCTTGTATCCCTCGATACGTTCAAATTTCCATCTTCGAAAATAGAGGCTATGCGTAATCACTGTGCCGAGAATTGCGCCGACAAGGGCTATAACGGCGGGAAATATGATGATGAACAAATTCATAGGGAGACCTCCATTTGCTGAAAAGGCGTGAAACCAGCGCAACATTGTAATGTCGATCGCAGGAAAAGACCAATAGGGAGTTTAGTTTGAAAACGGCGAGAGAACGACGTGAAGAGTTTCAGAGGATGTGCGATCGGTGGGGCGCGAAGGGTGCGGCCTTTCTGATCGCAACCTGGCTGCAGAGGCGGCTGAAAGGAAGGGTGCAATGGCAGGAAAACGAAAGAAGGTGACGGCGGCCCCGGTGTTCAGGGAGTGGGCCGAGGTGGACGGGGCGCTTCACGAGGTGGCCCAGATCGACAGTCGCATGGAGAGGATCGAGGCCCGCTACTCAGAGCGGATCCAGGATCTTCAGGAGAAGCTGGCGCGCGAGACCGAGGAGATGCTCAAGCGCCGGGCCCGGCTCACGAAGGATATGGAGGAGTTCGCCAAGGCCCACAAGGACGAGCTCGGTGCCAAGCGGCACATGAAGCTCAACCACGGCCTGGTGGGATTCCGGTGGACTCCGCCCTCGATCAAGCTCAACAAGAAGAAGAAGGACGAGGTCCTGGAGATGCTGAGGCGCTCCAGGATGGGCCAATACATCCAGGCCAAGTATGACATCAAGAAGAAGGAGCTTCTCAATCTGAGCGACGAGCAGCTCGCCAAGGTGGGCCTCAAGAGGCACTCCAAGGACGAGTTCTGGTTCGAGCTCAACCAGGCAAAGGCTTCGAGGGATGCAGTATCCGAATCCCAGGCAGTTTGAAATGTTTTCCGGCCCCGAACTGACACCGGAGGAGCGCTCGATCCTTGCGGTTCTCCAGAATTGTCGGGGCCAGAAGCTGGCGATCCGGGTGCCCGACCTGGCCGACCGGGTAGGCATGGACGATCGAACGGTTCGAAAGGTGGTGAAGCACCTGGTGGAATTTCACCACCTTTCCATCGGTTCGACGCCCTCGAACACGCCAGGGTACTACATGATCATGACGGCAGAGGAGGCATGGGAGGTTTTTAAGTCGCTGAGGCGCCGGGCACTGAGCATTCTTCGCCGGGCATCGGTCATCCGCAAGATGACGCTACCGAAGCTTCTCGGGCAGCTTCAATTCGAAGTCACGAAGAACCCGGAATTAGATCTGGAGAAATGAGTGACCGGGTTGTGGTCAACACGATGAATCACAGGTTTGTAATTACGACGACAGACCGAATCAGATCACTGACCAGGAAGTATAAAAGTAGTAATAAATCAGTCAGACTAACAGACAAAAATACAACAACAAAGACTCTGAAATGAATAACGAAATGTATGGCATTGCATTGATTTCGGCCAATATTCTCGTATGGATTGTCCTTTTTACGTTGCTTGCATTCTATCCATAATGTAGCAGATCAACAATTGTAATATTCGGGGAAACAAAAACAAATTACTACTGTTTGCACGATGGCAAAACAACGCACACTGGCACAGAACCGAATGCTCCACGGGCTCATTAACAAGATCGGGATGAGCAAGGACGAGCTCCGAGCTCTAGCGTTCGATCTTTTCGGGGTGGATAGCACCTCGAAGCTCTCCGTGGAGGAGGCTAACCGTCTCATCGAGGAGTTGAGAAGGAAGGGGGCGCCGGTAAAAAAGGTGCTATTCAGGCGCCGCTCAAAGTCCCGAAATCTTCGACCTGGGGGGCTTCCTACACATGAGCAGTTCCGGATGATCGAGCATCTATACGAGAGCCTGGGCTGGAATAGAAACCGCCAGGTGGGATTCAACAAGCGGATGACTCAGGGTCAATCCTGGCCCCAGACCTTTCGAGAGGCGAGCAATATAATCGAAGGGCTTAAGAATATCCTGTGCCGGGAATACCTGGAAAGGATCCGGAAGCTCTGTGATGAGTTGGGATACAGTACAAATGTACGGGAAAAACTGGTGGTCGCTCATTGCAGGAAGACGACGCCGAACGACCCGTGGCCGCTTGCAGAGCTGGTTTACAAGCTTAAGGAAATAAAGCAGCGAAAGAATGAGGACCGACGTGAGAATTCCGGGGTTCTGGGCCTGGCTGAGCCGGCATGCGTATCGTAAATGGGCGAAGGCTGAGAAGAGAAAACCCGTGGGAATACCCGAAAATAGAGACCCTAAGAATCCATGCACATCCTACGCACCGCGGCCCTGGAGGCTCGGAGACTGGTCCGGGTGCGAGACGGACGGCCACTATTTATGCGCTGAATGCGCTCATAGGGAAAGCCATATTCTGACTTGATAACAAGAGTCGCCTGAGCACCCTCCTGTTGGGTTGGGGAGGCGGCGGTGACACTACTACGCTCCGTCGCCTCCCCGCTCTCAGGGGAGACGATAAGGACATGGCATGGAAGAATTAACCCAATTCAACCTCACGCAATTCGCGACAGTGTGGGGACCTGGTTTTATCATCCTGGTCGGATTCTTCCTTTTGCTTCGACGGCTCATCG